GGCCTCCGCGGGGGTGCGGTGCCCGTGGCGGTTCGGGAATCTCAACGACTACTCGTACTGCGGGCTCGCCTGCGAGTATGGCGGCAATGCGCCCGGGAGCGCGCACTGGGATGGCCGGCCGCGGCTTTCTGGATCGGGCAAAAAGCGGGGTGAATGGACGGCGTAAGCCGTCCAGAGGGGCAGCAGGCCCCTCGTCTCTGATCTGATAAAACTGAGGGCTTAAAGGCGTGAAGCGGCTTCAATGGCACGAACTCCGCGGGGGTGCGGTGCCCGTGGCGGTTCGGGAATCTCAACGACAACTCGAACTACGGGCTCGCCTGCGAGAATGGCAACAATACGCCCGGGAACGCGAACTGGAATGGCCGGCCGCGGCTTTCTAACCCGCAAAACATGCGGGAAGGGATCACAAGATCCTGACAGGACGTCTATAAGCCCACGAAATGAAAATCGCATGAACCGAGACCGAAAGGGCTCGGCGCAGATGGTGCCGGGCGTGGTTAGTAATAGAGCGCCGGAACCTGCTTCAAGGCTCCGGCTAACTGAAAGCCACTCTATGCAAGAAAGATTATCTACGGCCCGGGAGGGCTTTATGAAACAGCGATACAACGATTTTACACACGAACTCATCTGGAGGGCGGTCGACTGCTGCTTTGACGGCAAGTGGACCAGGACGGAGATCCTGACATTCGTCGAAGAGTATGCCGGGATCTCCAGGCTCGAGATCTTCGAGGGATCACTCGTGGACGATGTGAACGCGAAGATCGAAGCGGTCGACGCCTCGGCCTGCATGGTGGAGAACATGATCGAGGAGATCTGCTCCGGGAGGATCCCGGAAGAGGTCGCACCGGTGACGACGGTCGAGATCCTGGACGGGATGACGCTGAAGGTCCGCACGATCGCGAACCTATGCATCCCGCACCAGCTTCTCGGCCATGCTGTCAAGATGGCACTCGATCCACTGTTCGCCGCCCGGATTCTGCCGACGCAGCACGCGAGCATCCCGGGACGAGGACAAACGCAGTTGAAGAAGCAGATCGGCCGGTACCTTCGCCGGCATGGCCTGGGGATCAACTACTTCGCAAAGACGGACGAGAGCAACGCGTACGGCTCGACCATGTACGCGGATGTGATCGCGGTCCTGAAGAAGGAAATCCCGTCGGCGCGGCAGCTGATCGCCGTGATGGAATACCTCGGAACGATCGCGCCGGACGGCCATCTGATCATCGGAGGATACCTCGACGCGTGGCTTTTTAACTTCATGGCGAGCTATGCGATCCGATACCTGCTCGCCCAGGGAAGCACGCGGAGAGGCGTCTTCCGCCCTTTTGTCGTGAGGGTGATCAGCTATATGGACGACTTTTGTCTGCTCGGGCGAACGCGATCAGGACTCCGGAAGGCGATCGCGGCTCTCTCGAAATGGCTGGACACCATGCACGGGATCAGGCTGAAACAGACGACCGGGATCATTAAGCTGTGCAGCATCGAGGAAGAACGGGCCAGGAAGAAGGAAGTGAAACTATCACGACGAGGATGTCCGGGCGTGGACATGGGCGGGTATGTGATACACCGAACATACACCACGATCCGGCCGAGAGTCGTGAAGAGGATCTTCCGGACGTTTTCCAGGGCGTGGAGGGAAATGTGTAAGACCGGAACCATCCGGAAGAAACGAGCGCAGGCTCTGATCGCAAGATACGGACCGATCAGGCAGAGCGACAGCTTCTCCCTCATGGTGAAGTATCATGTCGAAGAAATCATGCAGACAGCGATCCGGGTCTGCTCATACTGGAGCAGGCAAAGAGAACGGAAGAGAAAGGAGAATTTGCGGAATGCTGTACACAGGTACCGTCTCAGCCTCGAGGCCTGACAAGGTCAAGCTCGAGAATCTCCCGGAGGGGAAGACAGTCGTCCGCCTGGCGGATCACATCGCGGAGGAGGTCGTGGACGAGCGACCGTCCTTCACTTATGACGAGGTCGTCTTCGACCTGCCGGAGGACAGAGAGGAAACGGTCGAGACCATCACGGAAGGCTTCGCTGCGTGGTGGGAATTCGGCCAGCAGGAAGAGGAAGCGGAAGCAACGCTCGAGGAGCGCCTCGCGGCCCTGGAGGACGCGATCATGGAACTGCTGGGAGGTATGTGATTATGTTTGCACTGCTGAAGCTGCGCTACAAAATGAGGAAGATCACGGCCGCAGAGGTCTGGTACTACGTCGGGAAGGATCCCGGCATCACGGAGGAGCAGGCGATCCTGATCTGCGGGCCGAGACCGTGACCGACGAAGAGAAGGACGAGGCCATCGACCATGTCCTCGCGCTGCTCGACCTGTTCACGGCAGCGAAAGAGCCGGAGCTCGTCGAGCTCTGCGAGGAAGTGAGAGACCGCCTCGACGGGATGCTGTAGAGGAGAATGAAAGATGATACTGATCGTAATCATGGGCGCCCTGGCTGTGTTTTCGGCGCTGGCCATCTTCGCAGCCTGCGTCGTCTCCGGGAATATCAGCAGAGAGGAAGAAAAGCGAAATGACAGGCATTGAAGAAAAGGCGCTGTACATCGGCCAGAAGTGCATCGCGGCCGGGATGACGGTCGCCGGCGCTGCGGGGATCCTCGCGAACATCGAGGCGGAGTCCGTCTTCAAGTCGACGAACCTCGAGGACTCCAAAGAGAACCGCCTCGGCATGAACGACGCATCGTACACGGCAGCGGTCGACTCCGGCAGGTACCAGGGCTTCGCCGGAGACGACGCCGGATACGGACTATGCCAATGGACGGCGGGAGATCGTAAAGACGGGATGCTGAAATTCCACAGACTGCGGGGAAAGAGCATCGGCGATTTTCAGACGCAGGTCGAGTGGATGCTGACGGAGATCCGCGGATATGGCCGGGCCTGGGACAAGGTCCGATCGAGCAACAGCCCGTACGACTGCGGATACGCCGTCTGCAAATACTACGAGATCCCGGCCGACACGGAAAACAAAGCACAGACCCGGGGCGGGAACGCGCAGAAGTGGTTCGGCTTCCTTGCTCAGGCGATCGACAGCGGCGCCTCGCCGGTGATCATCCAGGAAGCGCCGGCAGCTGCTCCGGCCCAGGAGCTCGACGAGGACGGCGTTCCGGTTCCGGTCACATGGCCGCCAAGGATGATCGACGCCCGCTGCGACGGATGGCCGGAAGTGAAGCTGCTGCAAGCGACTCTCGTGTGCAGAGGGTACAGCGTGCCGGTTGACGGCCTGTGGTCGAAGACACTGACGGAGAAGGTGAAGGCCTTCCAGAAATCCCGCGGCCTGACGGATGACGGCTGCGTCGGCCCTATGACGTGGGGCTGCCTTTTGACAATCTAAAAATCAAAATAACAGGAGGAGAAAGAAATGGGACAGAAAGAACGGTACATCGCAACACTCGAAGACGGGAGACAGGTGAACGTCCTCGCGGCGACGTTCGGCGAAGTGATCATGATGCTCGGAGAAGAGAACATCGTGAAGATCGAGAAACTCCCATATGAGGAGGTAAAAGAAGGATGAACGCACCGGACAGAGCGAAAGAGATCCGCGGCGTCGTCGCTGCGGCGATCGGGTTCCTGACGGCCCTCTGGGGCTGGGCCGGCTGGGCCGTGATGGTCTGGGCAGCGCTGATCCTGATCGATTACATCACCGGCAGCATGGCGGCCAAGCGAGAGAAGAACTGGTCGTCAGCGATCGCCAGGGATGGCCTGTGGCATAAGGCCGGCGAGATCTTCGCCGTCCTGACGGCGGCCTTGTGCGACATAGCACTGAAGGTCGTGGTCGAGGGATCCGGCATCGAATTCCCGTTCGAGATCTCGATGATCGTGACGCCGATCGTGCTGCTGTGGTACATTCTGACGGAGGCGGGCTCTATAATCGAAAACTGTGGCCGCCTCGGCGCTCCGGTTCCGTCATGGTTCAAAAAACGAGTCGATACATACAAGAACGCGATCGACAAAGCAGAGGGAGCGGAAGACGAGCCTAAGATCCCGGAGATCTCCGGCGAAGTGGTCGGAAAACACGAAAAGACAGACGAATAGCAAAAAGAGCAGCGGACCCGTCATGGATCCGCTGCTCTTTTCTGTTTTCCTGTCAGGAATCGACAGGGCGGGGAAGGACGAGGCCGATCAGACCGCCGGCAAAAATGATGGCGGGTTCGACAATCGTCTCGGATGGTGGTCCAAAAGCCGCGGAGGTCGAACCCTCGGGAAGGTCGTCGTCCGGGCCCGGACAGCCCTCTTCGCCGTAACTCTCCAGCATCTCCACATAGGAGACCTGCTTCCCGCCGCGGACATTGTAGTAAATAATAATCTTGTCGTCAAAGACGAAGACGGAATTGACCAAAACGTCGATAATTCTTCGGCGGAAGTTCATGTCGAACAGATCGCCCTTGCAGAAGGATCGCAGCCAGGCGACGATCTCGTCCTCCGTGAGCTGGATCCTGTTCGCGACGCGGAGCTTCGCCAGGTCGACCTCGAGGGCTTCCTTCTCGTCCGTGAGGCGCTGGATCTTGTCAAAGAGGGAAGAGCGGGCACTCTTCGGCAGATCGACGACCGCGTCGATGTACTTTTCGATCTCCCGGCCGAGAGCGGCGATCCGGTCCTCCAGCTGCCGCACCTGATCGGCGCCGAACTCCCGCTCGTACTCGGCCACGACGGCCGCGGCGATCTTCCGCACTCTCTCAGGCGCCAGGATATAGTCGACGGTCTGCTCCACGACGTACCACTCGAGAAAATCCTTCTTCTCGTGCTTCTTCGTGCAGCCGTTCCGCTTCTTCCTCCGGCCGGTGCATTGATAATAATACCAGACGTTCCCGGTCTTCCCGGTACCACTGACGCCGTGCATCGACATCCCGCAATGACCGCAGAAGACTTTTCCGGTCAGGAGATACTCGACCTCGGATCCGGCCGGACTCTTCGCGCCGCTGCGGTGCATGAGATCAAGACGGGCCTGCACACGGTCCCAGGTGGCCCGGTCGACGATGGCCGGGCAGCCGCCCTCGACACGGACGCCGGACTGTTCAAGGACTCCGACATATTTCTCGGAGCGGAGGACCCTGTGGATCGCGTTATGGTCAAGCGGCTTGCCCTGGCGGTTCCGGAAGCCTCGCCGGCTCAGATCGTCGATGATCTCCCGCTTCGAGATCCCGTCGGCGTACTGCTCGAAGATCTGCCGGACATAGGGCGCCCGCTGCTCGTCAAGGACGAGGTATCCGCCCTCTGACCGGTATCCGAGCGGGACGCCGCCTCCGACGAATTTTCCCTTCCCGGCGCTCTCGATCCGGCCGCGCCGGACCTTCTGGGCCAGCTCCAGGGAGTAATACTCGGCCGAGGCCTCGAGCACGGCCTCCAGAATGATCGACTCCGGATTGTCTCCGATCTGCTCCATCGCGGACAGGAGCTTCACGCCGCACTGCTTCAGCTTGTGCTTGTAGATGGCCGAGTCGTACCGGTTCCGGGCGAACCTGTCGAGCTTGTAGACGATGACATACTTCCAGGCCTTTTTCTTCGCGTCCTCGATCATCTGCTGAAACTGCGGCCGGTCGTCCGATCGGCCGGAGATCGCCCTGTCGATGTACTCGCCGACGATCGTGTATCCGTTCCGCTTCGCGTATTCGTGGCAGACGTGCAACTGCCCTTCGATGCTCTGTTCATCCTGACGGTGTGAAGAGTATCGGGCATAAATCACAGCGGCGTTATTATTCATACAGACCTCCCGCCCCGGCTTCGGCCGGGGCTTTTCCTGTTTAGTGATAAATCACTAATACGTCATCCGATCCGGTAAAGGCCGGACGCAGCCAGACCGCGGACCGCGGCCAGGGCGGCCGCCTGCCCTTCGGCGTTCATGCTCCGGTATGCGTCGAGCAGCTCCTGCTCGTCTGAAAGAAGAGAAGAGGAAGGGCCCTCTCCGTATTTTCCGTACATCTCGCTCAGAGAGACGCCGAAGATCTTCGCAGCAGCGAAAAGCGTCTCAATGTCGACGGAATTGTTTCCGCTCTCCCAATTAGAAACGGCTGTGTTTCTGACGCCGAGCTTGTCGGCGAGTTCCTTCTGCGTCAGGCCCGCCCGCTTGCGATAAAACAGGAGATTCTTCGCGACTTCGTCCTTCAAGTTCCCCATGTTCAAATCCTCTCTTTCCGCTGATCTGAGACGAGTATAACCCGGCAAGCGTGAAGAATCAAGAATTAATTCCAGAAATTCTGAAAAATATTATTGACAATTCAGAATCACTGGATTATATTAGCATCGAACTCCAGAAAAACTGGAATTCAGGAGGTGAAAATAATGCTCGGAGAAAGAATCAGAAAATACATCATCGAGAGCGGAATGAAAATCGGCGCCGTCGCCGAACGGGCAAACATCCCGATGAACACGTTTTCAGCGATGATCAACGGGAAGCGGAGGATCACGGCGGAGGAGTATTTCTCGATCTGCGCTGCGCTCAACGTCCCGATCGAATACTTCGCAGCCTGATCGCGGCGAAAATGCTGGGATACAATCCCAGCATCCAGGAAAAGTCATTGACTTTTCCTGATGAGCTCTCACCAACACGAAAGGAAGGGAAACCAACATGGAACCGAACGACATGATCACAGCGCTCCGGATCTGCGGGAATCATCCGACGATGGAGGGGTACGGCTGCCTCGACTGCCCGTACTGTGAGAACTGCGATCCGCGGGACTCTGCCCGGCTGGATCTCATGGCCGCCGACACGATCGAGAAGCTGCTGGCGGAAGTCGAGCGGCTGAAGCCGTACGAGCAGGCAGTCGATCAGATCCTGAAGCCGGACAACGACGAAATGATGGGGAGAACGCGATGAACGGGGATTTCATTCAGATCGGCGTCATCGCGGCCAGGGCGCCGGACGGATCCACGCTGCCCTCGGTCCCGATCTACACCAGACGGACGCCGGAGACGGAGCAGGCCGAAGAGGCAGCGCTCCTCCCGGTGGCCAGGATCTTCGCCGAGAAGATGGCGGAGTATGTAAAAGGCACAAAGAAAACGAGCCGGGGATCCGGCTCTGAAAAGGAGAGATGCACATGAAACTGAAGGCAGTCGGGGCGATCGTGAGCAGAGTGAAGCAGCTGATCCTCCTGGACGACGGCGCGAGCCAATGGATCGGGGACGGGTACGCATTCTATCTGGTACCGGAGAGCCTCGGCCAACTCACGCCGGCGACGGTCTGCGCGATCTTCGACGTCTCGGAGGACAAGGCGGCAAACTGGCGAATCAAGCGGCAGAACATGCCGGAGGCCTACGACACGACGGACGACGGGGACGGCCGGGAGGAGATCCTGGTCTACGACCTGAACAGCAGGATCCTATACCACGGCGTCGATCAAATGCCGGTGGCCACGCCGGACGGGAAGATCTACTTCATCCAGGCGCGATACATGAAGCCGCTGTCCGACGCGGATCCGGTCCTGACGCTCAGATACTCCAGCAAGGGCCAGCCCTACGTCATCGCGAAGGCCGGCATGTTCGCCGAAGCGATCATCATGCCGATGGCATCGACGCCGGCTCTGTCGGACTGGATGACGGAAGTGACCAACGGAGCCTCGAGGGCTCGATTCTATGAGCAGAGGGAACTCGGAACAGATGACGAGGACGTGTAACAGCTGCCGGGACATGAGGCCGGAAGCATGGCCACGGGATCAGATCGCGGCGAGATGTATGTGCCCGCTGCCGCCCGTGGGATCGATCAAACACTACGGCCGGACGATGGCCGTCTTTAACCTGGGACAGATCGGCGCCATCCAGACGCCGGCATGGTGCCCGAGACGGAAGGAGGCGAAAGGCGATGGCGAAGACGATGCTCGACGTGCTCCGGGAGAAGGATCCGGAGTCGATCAATAAGAAGTTCCCGGGCGGAGTGAGACTCTGCCAGGAGGACATCGGCTTCCCGCAGATGAAGATCTGCGAATACTTCCGGGCGGGCAAGGACATCGACCACGAGTCCTGCCTGAAATGCTGGGACCGCCCGATCCCTGAAAAGTAAAAGCCGCGCACCGGCGGGGACCGGATACGCGGCAAAGTGAAAGGAATACCAACGAAAGGATAATACCATATGAACACAACAAATACAAGCCAGAACGCGATCGGGAATACGATCATCTGGAGCGATGCTCCTCTTTTCGCCGTCAAAATGCCCAAAAAGAAGGGAAATGTGACCAACATGAAGCAGAAAGTGATCAGAACGCTCCGGAATGTGATCAGAGCGGCCGCGGGGAGTGAATTCCTCCGGAGAATGGTGAAGAAGTACGGCCTCGCCGCAGCGGCGCTCCTCTTACTCTACGGATGGACGGCGATCGCCTGCGCGATCACAGCGAACAATGTCGAGAAGGAAACGGCCGAGCGGGTCCGGGCGGAAGTGACCTCGGAGCTCCGGGCAGGCTTCCAGAACTACCTCGACGGCCAGGAGCTCCAGGAGAAGCGCGAGCAGTTCCTCACCGGGGAGGAATCCTTCGAGGCTGCCGTCGACGATCTCGCCGGGCCGATGGCCAAGGTGATCGAGACCTACGCGATGGACTTCGGCGTCACAGAGGAAGGCCAGAAGACGATCGGCTGGGTGTTCTGCTCCCGCCATGCCAAGAACTCCACAGAATTCGGGAAAACGCCGCAGGAGATCCTCGAGAAGGCCGGGGCCTGGGAGGGAAACGTGGTCGGCCACGCGACGCGGCCGGCGGCGAAGGAACTGTCGAAGCAGATCGCCCGCGACTATCTCTCCGGGAACTGGCCGGACGGATACACGACGGACCTGACCTTCTTCAACCGGGAGCCGGGCGGGAAGATCATCGCGAGGAACGAACTGAAGACGGGCCCGTACACGGTGTACTGGTTCTTCGGAAAGTGAGGGGAAGATCATGAACGAATACAGAGATCAGGCCCTGAAGAAGATCCAGGCGGAATTCAAGAGCGGGAAGTATGACAAATACGGCCAGGCGATGAAGGTCGACGTCCTCCGGCAGCTGGAGAGCTTCATCGAACAGGACGAAGAATTCGCCCAGGCCGTCGCCCAGGGCGGCACCTTCGAGGACTGCATGAAGGCGGTCGCGAAGAGCTGCGGCAGCGCCCTCTCGGATCTGGAGGCATACCGGCGGGCCGTGGCGTTCTATTTCCCGGGCGCGACGGTCAAGATGCAGCTGACGATCGACCTGATCGGAGAGGCTGCCGAGAAGAAGGAAGAGTACACACCGAAGCACGCGGCCGAGACGAAACCGAGCGGGATCGTCCTCGACTTCACGTCCTTCCTGTGAAGGGAGGCGGCAGGATGAATCCGAGATGCACACTGCCGGAAGAGCTCCGGGAAGGCGCTCTGCTGGAATTCAACCGGATCGGCATGTCAGCGGAGGAAGAGGACCGGATCCGGGACCTCTTCCCGCAGTATCTCTTCTTCCGGAACGAGTACACGGACGACGGCTGGAACGTGAGCAGCGATCCGATCAGGCTCTGCACCTGCACGAACTGCGGCGAGAGCTTCGAGGCCGTCCGGGGAAACTATGCCCGCGGAAAGCTCCACCACGAGCGCTGCAACTGCCCGCACTGCATGAAAGAGGTCGAGGGCATCGCCGCCCACAAGTACAAATACGACATGAAGAGCCTCGAGAGCTGGGTGAAGACGGCGATCGCGAGGCCGGGGAAGGACGGGGCCCTGCTGATCGAGGCGGGGAACGCCAGGAGGCGCTTCAACTGGGACGACCTGACCGGGACGATCGACTGGTATCCGAAGAAGCGCTATTACTTCGGACGGAGCGGCTGCGTCGAGTTTGAGGAGCGCCGGATCTATGACGGCTGCGGCCCGCTGGCCGGCTGGGAGGATGTCTGGAAGGCGACGAAGACGATCTCCGAACCGTTCCCGCCGAACTGCATGGGCGCGTATAACAACTACTACGGCGAGTACACGATCACCGGACTCTCGGAGGCCCTGGACGAGTCTTTCCTGAAGTACTGCCAGATCGTGCCCTTCTATCAATGCAACTTCGGAGCGGATCTCGACGCCGGGGCCATCGCACGCTGGATGGTGAAGTATCTCGGCTGGGCCTGCGTCTATCCACAGATCGAAATGGCCGTCAAGCTCGGCCTCGACGACGCGGTGGAGCAGCTGATCCGCGACGGGAAGCAGAACGCGAAGTACATGAAATGGACCGCGACGAAGCCCGCCGAGCTGATCCGCCTGGACGCCCAGGAGGCGAAGGCCTTCTTCCGGGCCGGGATGAACCTCTCCAACCTGATCGACTGGAAGGACGCCGCAGCGGCCGGAATGAAGCTGAACGAATACCTCGAACTGTCCGGAAGGATGGGGAGCAAGGACGCGACGGCCGAGTTCATGGCCTGCTGCCGGGCGGCCGGATGCTCTGCGAAGAAGGGCGAGCGGTACGTCTCGCGGCTCATGCCGGCCTGTGCACGCTACGCACCGACGCCGGGCCAGATCGTCCGCGTCTGGAAGGATTACCTGTCGATGGCCGTCAAGCTGCACTACGATCTCAGCGATCCGACCGTGGCCATGCCGAAGGATCTCCAGGAGCGGCACGACGCCGCCTCGGAACTGATCAAAGTCTCGGCGAATCAGGAAGCGATGAAGAAATACCGGAAGCGCCGGAGAGAGCTCGAGAAGAAGTACGCCTTCGGCCTGGGCGATCTCTGTGTCCTGGTTCCGGTATCCGGGGACGAGATCGTCCGGGAAGGTCAGACGCTGCACCACTGCGTCGCCGGCTACGCCTCGCGGCATCTGAGCGGGGCGACGACGATCCTGTTCGTCCGGCACCGGAAGAAGTCGGGCCGGTCCTTCCTCACAGTGGAGCTGGAGGAGAAGAAGGGGAAGGTCGCGATCCGGCAGATCCACGGGTACAAAAACGAAGGCTACAAGGGAGCAGTGAGACCGGAGAAGCGCTTCGGCGACTTTCTCGACACCTGGCTCCGATGGGTGAACGACGGCAGCGCCCGGGATCGGAAGGGCCTGCCGGTGCTGCCCGCAGCGGAAACGATTGAAACGGAGGTCAAAACAGCATGATCACAGATATGAGCAAAGTGAACAATCCGGAAGAACTGGCCGCCGGAGCGGGAGAGGTTATTCCGGTTCCGGAGCGGACGCTGGAGGTCGTGGCAGCGGAGATCCGCGGGTACACCTTCTCGATGCTGACGAACATCATCGAGATCGGCCGGCGCCTCGTGGAGGCGAAGAGCATGATCAAGCATGGCGAGTTCATGAACTGGACGAGGGAAAACTTCGGCTTTTCCTCGTCCCAGACGAATAACTTCATGCAGCTCTATCGGGCATACGGATCCGAACAAAATTCACTGTTTGGAGCCGAGTTAAATTCCCAAACGTTTGGCAATTTGAACTATTCAAAGGCTTTAGCACTTCTCGCGCTGCCCTCTGTGGAAGAGCGGGAGGAGTTCATGGAGACGCACGACGTCGAGAACATGACGACGCGCCAGCTGAAGGACGCGATCCGGGAGCGGGACGAGGCCATGAAGGCAGCAAAGGACGCCGAGGGCCGCCTGGCTGCCGAGCGGATCGAGTCGGAAAAGAAAGATCAGGCGATCGAGAGCTTCATCCAGGACCGGAAGGACCTCGACCGCCAGAGGGCAGAGGCCGAGGCCAAGCTGAAGGAAGCGGAAGAGCAGTTTGAAGCATCGGAAAAATTGCGTGCAGAGATTGCGGACAAGCTCTTTGCAAAGAATGCTGATGTCGAAGCGGCGAATAAAAGGATCCGGGAGCTGGAATCCAGACCGGTAGAGGTCGCCGTGGAAACCGTCCGGGACGAAGAGGCAATCGCCGAAGCGGCGAAGGAAGCCAGGGAGAAAGCAGAGGCCGCGGCGAAGAAGCGGATCGCCGAGCTCGAGAAGAAGCTGAACAAGGCGGAGGACGAGCGGGCCGAGGCCGTCAGGAAGGCGGAGTCCGCCGATCAGACCGCGGCGAAGAAACTGAAGGAAGCCACGGCCGCAGCGGAGAAGATCCGTGCCGAGCTGGAAGAGGCACGGAGGGCGCTGAAGGCATCCGACTCGGACGTCACGGCATTCGGGATCCGCTTCAACTCTCTCCAGACAGAATACAGCTATTTGATCACGGAATACCGGAAGATCCGGAGCAAGAACCGGGAGACCGGGGACAAGCTGCACGAGGCCGTCCGCCAGGTGCTCGAGTACTTCCAGCAGGAGCTCGAGAAGGAAGAAGGCGCTGCCGGTGCCTGACTGCAAGACATGCTATTATGACGACGGCGTCGTCTGCTGGGGCGAGGCCTGCGCTGACAAGAACATGTACAAGCCGAAGCCGGAGCCGGTCCGATACTGCAAATACTGCGGCGGCAGGCTCTCGGAGATCCGCACCGACGGCCGGAAAAGCTGGAGGCACTGCTTCAGCTGTCATTTTGAGTTTGAGGTACCTGCCGATGTGTAAAAGAGACTGCACATACCTCGGGACGGTGAACCTGCGCGACGGTGACGGCGGGCACTGCTGCAACTACAGTCTGATCTGCGGAAAGACCAGGACGGCCCAGCTCTGCAAAAAGTACGGCCTGAAACCGAATCACAAAGTCATCAAGGCACTGCTCCGGGGCGAGAACTGCCCGTTCTTCGAGGCGCCGCCGAAGCGCCGGACGATCCCGGAGCACGTCCGGCCGAGGATCCCGGGAAGGCCGGCACACGGGGAAGGCTACCAGCCGCCGGAGAATCCGGAGGAGAAGACGCAGCGCTTCCGCCTGGACACGGACAAGGTGACGGAACTGTACAAGCTCGGCCTGACGGATCAGGAGATCGGGAACATCGTCGGCGCCACGAACTCGGCGATCTGGAACTGGAGGAAGAAGCACGACCTCCCGTGCAACGGGAAGCGGGGCGGAGACAGCGCTGCAAAGAGGAAATACGACCGGGAGAAGATCCGGAGGATGTCCGAGCGGGGCGCGACGGTCAAAGAGATCGCGCACCGGCTGAACTGCTCGACGGACACGATCCACAGGATCGCCAGGGAGGAAGGCTTCGCCCTCAATCAGAAGAAGCCGGGAGAGGAGGCGACGACAACATGATGATCTTTCTGATCGCGGTCGCGGTGGCCGTGGGATACTTCGTCGCCGGTGCGATCGTCCTGATCATCCTCCGGATCGCCGGCGTGATCCGCCGGCATGAGATCGGCGAGGAAGAGCAGATGATCGCCGTCGCGGTCTGGCCGGTGTACCTGACACTGATCGTCCCGGCCTATGGCGTGATCGCCCTGTCGAAGAAGATCTCCGGAGACGGTCGGCACGTCAAAAAGTAACAAAATGATTACAGCGGATTAAGCACGGACAGAGATCCGGCATCCGCTGCGGGCTTTGAAGCCGGGGCAGGAGGAACTCTCCCGCCTCGGCTTGAGAACCCGGGCTGCACCTTGACACCTGAAAGATCCCTATTATAGAAACGCACGCGCACGCGTTTCTTGTGAGACCTTTTAGCGGCTAAGTTTAGGACCAACTGAACAGAAACGGGAGCGGGAGGACATGAGAAAGCTGATGGAATACAAGATCATCTCCGGGAGGACGGTCGAGACCAGGCGAAGCTGGCTCTCGATCGGGCCGACCTACAAGAAGCCGAGGGGAACCCGGAAGGCGGGATCCTCGAGCCTGAAGAAGATCAAGGCGAACGAACGGGAGCGGATCCGGAATCTCGCCCGCCTGATCAACTGCAACTTCACAGCCGGGGACGGCTTCCTGACACTGAAGTATGACGAGGACCACTATCCGGTCGACTGCTCATATGAGACGGCTGCCGCCGATCTGAAGAAGTTCCTCCGGAAACTCCGCACGGCATACCGGAAGGAAAGCGGCTCCGCCCTGCCGGCTGTATCGATCACGGCAAACTTCAGCCCACGCAGGCAGGCACCGGCCAGGCTGCACCAGCACATCATCATCCCTTCGGAAGCTGTGGAGCTGGCGAGGAAGATCTGGCCGGAGTTCGGAGGAGCCGGCACCGTGATCGTGAAGGATCTGAACGACGAGGGAGACTATACCAAGATCGCGGCCTACATGATCGAGAACGTGAAGGGAAGGCCGGCGGGCGAGAATGTGTATCACTGCTCGCGAGGGATGGCCCGGCCGATCTACACCGAACCCGTCGAAGTCGATGACGTGGAAGATCTCCGGCCGGACTATGGCGCGATCGTGAAGGACATCGAGGAGACCAGGGACGAGGATGATCGTGTCATCGGAAAATATCAGCGCTGTGTCTGGAAGACTCCGCCGAAGGTGAGAGGCGGTCAGATCGTAATGCCGAAGCGAGGGAGGAAACGCGAATGAGCAAAGCGAGGGATCCGTGGTGGCCAAGTGTGCAGAACATCCTCCGACAGTATCCGGGGATGAAGCGGGAGCTCGAGGAGAAACGGCGGGCAGCTGTGACGCCTCGATACAACTCGACCGGAGGAGGATCCGGCCCGGGACGATCGACGGAGCAGTCTGCACTCAGGGAACTGGATCCGGCCAGGCAGCGACAGCTCGACGCGGTGACAAAGGCGATCCGGATCACGGCCAGGTCGAAGGATGGCGCCGGACACTGGAGGAATGAGATCATCCGCCTCGTGTACTTCCGCCAGTCTCACAACCTGCACGGAGCAGCTCAGAAGTGTTACGTCTCTTTCCGGACGGCCCAGCGATGGCAGCGGGATTTCTTCGACATCGTGGAGCGGGAGCTCGGTCTGAAATGAAATGGCGTCAAAGCATCTGCAAACCGGAATATCATGATACCATCGGAGAATCATGAAAGACTTCACTGACAGATTTTACAACCGGCCCGCGTGGATGGCGTGCCGGTCCTCGTTCATCCGGAAACGCCAGGCGATCGACGGCGGACTGTGCCAGCGCTGCGGCCAGCGCCTCGGGTACATCGTCCATCACAAGATCGAGCTGACGCCGGAGAACATCCACGACCCGAAGATCGCCCTCAATCATGACTTGCTCGAGTACGTCTGCCTCGAGTGCCACAACAAAGAGCACGGCGTCTTCCAGCCGGCAGACCGTCGCGTCCTGTTCGACGACGACGGAAACGTGATCGACGTGATCGATCGTGATCGCAGACCTCCCCCCGGTCGATGACCTCGGCCGGGCTCTCTCTGTACCGCAGCCCCCAGCCTCGAAGAATACGCGGGCCGCGCACGAGACCCCCCCTGCCGAAAAGGGAGAGGCAACAAGAAAACCGTGCGCACGTCGCGCGCATGTGCGCATGAGCCGAACAGGTGATGAAACATGCCGAAAGCAGCCAGGGAGAAAACCAAAGAAGAGCGGATCCGCGGAGAGAAGAACCGACTGACGAAACTCTTCCGGGAACTTCCGGAGAAGAAGAAAAAGCTGACCGTCGGCCTGATCGAGAGAGCCGCCTTCATGCGCGTCGAGCTGGAGGACCTGGAGCTCGACCTGAAGGAAAACGGCTGGACGGAGTCCTTCCAGCAATCGAAGAACCTCGAGCCGTACGACCGAGCCCGTCCGCAGGGCCAGACCTACAACACCATGAACACGTCGTACCAGAAGATCATGAAGCAGCTGCACGACATGCTCCCGCAGGAGCAGACGCAGAAGGCCCAGGACGACGGCTTCGAGGCTTTTGTGATCGGACGTGATGGAGAGTGACGTTCCGCAGGTACCCGATCACATACAATCCGATCCTCGAGTACTGGGCGAAGATCGAGAGCGGCGAGGAGCCGGTCTGCGCAAAGATCCGGAAGCTGTACGCGCACCTGGCGGACAAGATCCGGAACCCGGACGAGTATCACTACAGCCCGGCCAGGGCGAACCACGTCCTCGAATTCGCGGAGAACTACTGCCGGCACTCGAAAGGAAAGTACGGCGGCCAGATGGTCCGCCTTGAGCTCTGGGAGAAGGCGCTGCTCGCGGCCGCCTTCGGCTTCGTCGATGACGACGGCCTCCGACAGTATCAGGTCGTCCTCCTGATCGTGGCCAAGAAGAACGGGAAGAGCCTGATCGCGTCGATCGTCGGGAACTACATGCTCACGGCCGACGGCGAGGCGGGCCCGGAGGTCTACGCCGTGGCCACGAAGAGAGACCAGGCGAAAATCATCTGGAACGAAGCGAAGCGGATGATCAAGAAATCGCCGAGCCTCTCGAAGCGGATCCGGAGCCTCGTCGGGGAGCTGGCCTTCGACGAGAACGACGGAACCTTCAAGCCACTCGCCAGCGACAGCAACAGCCTCGACGGCCTGAATGTTCACTGCGCTCTGATGGACGAGATCCACCAATGGCAGAACGGCCGGGCGCTGTATGACATCATCGCCGACGGCGTGACGGCAAGAGAACAGCCGATGATCTTCATGACATCGACCGCAGGCGTCATCCGTGAGGACATTTACGACTTCAAGTACGACGAGGCCGAAGCCGTGATCAACGGCTGGAACGATCCGGAAGGATACCACGACGAGCGGTTCCTGCCGGTCGTCTATGAGCTGGACAAGCGCGAAGAGTGGACCGATCCGAAATGCTGGAAGAAGGCGAACCCGGGCCTCGGCACGATCAAGAACATCCGGACGCTCGCCGAGAAGGTGGAACGGGCAAAGGCGAACCCGGACCTCGTGAAGAACCTCGTCTGCAAAGAGTTCAACATCCGCGAGACGACCTCCGAGTCCTGGCTGACCTTCGAGGAACTGAACAACACGGACACCTTCCGGCTCGACTTCGAGGCGAAGCGGATGATCTGGACACACGACGGAGAGGAGCGGATCCTCTCGTATCCGCGTTACGGGATCGGCGGCGCCGACCTCTCGCAGACAACGGACCTCACCTGCGCGACGGTGCTCTTCGCGGTACCGGAGGCGCCGGGCTACCTCTTCCGCCTGTCGATGTACTTCCTGCCCTCTGAAGTCCTGGACAAGCACGTCCGGGAAGATCACGTCCCGTATGATAAATGGCTCGACCGCGGCCTTCTGACGGTCTGCGAGGGCGGCAAGGTACACAAGGACGCCGTGACGGACTGGTTCCGAAAAGTCCGGGAGGATCTGGACATATACGTCCTGTGGTGCGGGTATGACTCCTGGAGCGCTCAGTACTGGGTCGAGGACATGAAGATGCTCCTCGGCGGCGAGTCGATGATCGCCGTCCACCAGGGGAAGAAGACACTCTCGAACCCGATGGGCGTCATGGGCTCGGAGATCCGGGCGAAGCGAATCGTCTACAACAACAACCCGATCGACAAGTGGTGCCTCGCGAACACCGCGATCGAGCAGGACAAAAACGGCAATATCCAGCCGCACAAGACCACAAGGGCGACGAAGCGCATCGACGGAACGGCGGCCATGCTGGACGCCTTCGTCGTCTACAGCGATAAACAAAACGATTACATGAACCTGATCTGATCTGAGGGGTGATATTTTGGGACTGTTTGAGAAGATTTTCGGGGGAGGTTCCCGGAATCCGGCAATCAAGGGATACTTCGAGACCCTGACTGCATACAATCCGGTTTTTTATACACGATCCGGCGGAATATACGAAGCGATGGAGACGAGGGCAGCGATCCACGCGATCGCGACGCACTGCTCCAAGATGAAGCCGCATGTCAACGGACCGCAGAGCGCCAGACTCGACCGACGCCTTCAGCTGCAAATGAATCCGTGGCAGAATACACAGCAGTTTTTGTACCGAGCAGCGACGATCCTCGAGGTCGACAACGCCTGCTTCCTCGCGCCGCTGGTCGCGGAAAACGGGAAAACGGTCGGGGCCTTCCCCCTCGTTCCGAGCTCCTGCGAGCTCGTGGAGAACGCGGCCGGAGAGCTCTTCCTCCGGTACCGCTTCGGCAACGGAAAACACATCGCGATCGAGTACAGCCGCTGCGGCGTGCTCTTGAAGATGCAATACAAGAACGACTTCTTCCCGGAGTCGAACGCGCCACTGCTGCCGACGCTCGACCTGATCGACGTCGAGAACCAGGGCATCGAGAACGGAATCAAGCAGTCCGCGGCGATCCGCTTCCTGGCCAAACTCGGCAGCAGCCTCCGGGACGAGGACATCGAGAAAGAGCGGCAGCGTTTCCGGAAGACGAACCTCTCGGCGGAGAACAACGGAGGCGTCCTTCTGATCGACACGAAGTACGCGGACGTGAAGCAGCTCGAGTCGAAGCCGTTCGTGGTCGACGCGGATCAGATGAAGCTGATCAAGGACAACGTCCACGACTACTTCGGCACAAACGATAAGATCCTCCGGAACGAGTGGGACGAGGCGGTCTGGTCGGCCTTCTATGAGGGAAAGATCGAAGTCTTCGCCCTCCAGATGCACTTGGCTCTGACGGCCATGTTTTTCTCGGAGCGGGAGCAGGCACTCGGAAACGACATCACCTTCTCCGCGAACCGGCTCCAGTTCGCCAAGATCGAGGACAAGGTGAACACGATCAAGGAGCTCTTTGACCGGATGATGCTCTCTCCGGACGAGGGCCGCGAGATCCTCCAGATGGAGCCGCTGCCGGACGGCCTCGGCCAGAAGTACTACATCCGCGGGGAATATCTCTCAGAGCAGGAACGTGAAGCGATTAAGGCCGCGAAGGCCGGGAAGGAGAAGCAGGAATGATTGACAAGAAGAAGCTCCTGGAGCGGCTGGACGCCGGCCAGGAATACAGAAACATCGCGATCTCGAACATCGAGCTCCGGACGGAGGGAGAGAACGATCTGATCGTCGAAGGCTACGCGACGACATTCAACCAGCCGTACGAGCTGTACAACTTCGGCGACTACATCGTCCGGGAACAGGTCGACCGGCACGCCTTCGACAGCTGCGACATGTCGGACGTGATCTTCCAGTATGACCACAGCGGCCGCGTGATGGCCAGGACGAGGAACAAGACCCTCGAGCTGTCCGTCGACGACCACGGCCTGAAAATTCGCGCACACCTGGGCGGCACGGAACTCGGCCGCCAGCTATACGAGGAGATCAAGGGCGGGTACACGGACCGCATGTCCTTCCGGTTCATGGTCGGAAAGAACAAGCGCGAAGTGATCGAAGAGGATCACGAGCACAATGTGACGACGGTCCTCCGCACGATCGAATCGATCACCAAACTGTACGACGTGTCGGCGGTCTCAATCCCGGCCAACGAGGCAACCGACATCTCAGCACGCAGCGCAGCCGACGGAGTGATCGACGGCCTGCGGGAGCAGGAGCGGCTCCAGGCCGAGAAACGTCAGAAGGCCGAGAAGCTGCAAGGGGAGATCCGTCAGCTGCTCGCCGGTGCGAAGAGCCGGAAATAATCAAATTTTTGAGAAAAGGAGACAAAATCATGTACGACTTCACCAACTACACCGCGGAACAGCTCGAAGAAAGAGCAAACCAGATCCTCCAGGAGATGACGCAGGAAGGCGCCAACCTGGAAGAGCTCCGCAGAGAGGCACAGGCCATCGCTGACGAGCGCAGCGCCAGAGCCGCCAACGCCGCCCGGACTGAGATCCGGAACAGCATCGCCGCAGGCGCCGGCCGCGTCATCGGCCGCCCGCAGACCGCAGAGCGCGAGACTCGCAGCTATGACGCAGACTCTCCGGAGTATCGGTCCGCATGGCTGAAAAACCTCTGCGTCCGCGACGGCGTGCATCTGCTCGGCGAGATGACCGAGGAAGAGCGTGCAGCCTTCACCCACACGACCGCGAACAGCGGAAGCGTCGTCCCGACTCCGATCCTGAACCAGATCATCGACCTGGTCGAGTCTGAGGCCCCGATGTACGATGACGCCGAGAAGAGCGGCATGACCCAGGGCTTCGGCATTCCGCGCCGGACCGGAATCACCGCAGGCGATGCAACCGGCAAGGCGGAAGGCGCCGACGTCGCAAACGACGAGCAGAACGCCTTCGACCTCGTCCCGCTGGACGGCATCGAGATCGCGAAGTATGTCGTCATCTCCCGGAAGATGAAGTTCAAGAGCATCGACGCCTTCGAGGCCTGGCTCGTCAAAGAACTCGGCGAGAGAATCGCCACTGCGAAGGAAGCAGTGATCCTCGCCCGTCTGGACGGCACCGCGCCGGCAGGCGGATCCGCCGTCGCTGCTGCTGCGATCGCCGCTGCGAACGTGAACGCAGCCGTTCCGAAGACCGACGCGGGCATCCGCGCCGAGCTGGCCAAGCTGAAAGGCAAGGGCCAGAAGATCATCTACGCCAACGCCTCCACGATCTACAACACGATCGCCGGCATCCAGGACACCAACAAGCATCCGCTGTTCATAGCATCCGCGATGGATGATCCGACCGTCGCCGGTGTGATCTACGGCGCGAAGGTCAAGGAAGACGTCAACCTCGCGGACGGCGTTTTCTATATCGTCGTGAAGGGCCAGCTCCTCGCGAACGATTACGACGACCTGACGATCTTCTCCTCCACGCTGCCGAAGTCTGCGGCCGAATGCAAGACTGCATACAGCCTCTTCGACGCTGGCCTGAAGAACCCGAAGGGCGCCGTGAAGGGCACCTTCGCCGCCTGATCAGAGAGGCAAAGCAAAAACAACGGGAGAGCCTGACAAAGGGCTCTCCCGTCCTTTTGGAGGGATAGACGATGGCGACAATACTGCTTGACACCATCAAGGAAGATCTGAGCATCTCGCACGGAAAAAAGGACCGGGACATCCAGGACGCGATCGAGACCGCGAAGCAGCGGCTCTCTCAGATCGGCGTCGATGTGATCGACGAGAAGGACCGCACGACCGCGACGGCGATCAAGCTCTTCTGTCGATACTGGTTCAACTTCCAGGGCGACGGCGACAGATACGAGGGCAGCTTCAACAAACTCGCGGACGCCATGTCCCGGGCCGCTGAATACCGAGGGCCGGAGACATGAGCAAGGCATACAGCCCGGAAAAGACGAACCGGACACCGTGGACGGACGTGATCACGCTGATCAGGCAGGAGAGCAGAGAGGACGAGGCGGGCTTCGAGAAAAAGGATCCGCCCCGCCGGAGGGAGATCTTCTGCACATTCACGGAGGGCGCGTCCAGGGCGGAATACTACGAGGCCATGAAGGCCGGCGTCAGGATCTCGGCCACGGTGGAGGTCTGGGAGGACGACTATCAAGGGGAGCGGCTGCTGGAACGCGGCCCGGTGCGCTATGAGATCGGCCGGACGTATCCGACCGGCCGCGGGACCGTGATGCTCTATCTGACGGAGGTGTGGAGATGACGACAAACGAGCTGCTGAAGGCAACGCTCGAGCCGCTGCTGCCGGGGAGAGTGGCTCCGGTCGAGTACACCGGGAAAAGCCTAGAGTACATCACCTGGAATCATTCCGTGATCCCGGAGGTCTTCGCGGAAGGAGTCGCACACGCTGCCCGGTATCTCGTGCAGGTGCACTACTACCTCCCGAACGGGAAGAACCCGGATCCGATGAAGGTACAGATCTGCCAGGCCCTCCAGGCGGCAGACTTTACCACGCCGGCCATCCAGGACGCGAACGAAGCGGAGGGCCAGCACTACGTCTTCGAGTGCGAATGCTGCAATGGAGGCCCGACATATGGCCAGACTTGAGCTGAACGGCTTCGACGATCTCTGCGAGGCCTTCAACAGGATCTCGGACATCCCGGACAGCATCACCGAAGAGGCACTCGAAGGCATGGCCAAGGTCGCCGAGGAGAAGATCCGGGAGCAGGGCGAGTCGATGGGCGTCCGCGATCCGGAGAGCGATGTGCATATCCTGGACAAGCTCAAACGGAAGAAACCGGAGATCACGCCCGAGGGCGGGTACGCTGTGATCACCTTCACCGGGAAGCGCCGGAGAGGGCAGAAAGAAACCAGGAACGCGGAGATCGCCTTCGTCAATGAGTACGGATCCCGGAAGATGAAGGCCAGGCCGTTCGTCGGGACGGCCATGTCGAAGAACGAGAGACAGATCACACAGCCAGGGATCGACACCGTCGGGAACTGGATCGAATCAGAATTCAAGAAATAGGAGGAAAACACAATGCCGCAATTTGACCTGAAGGGCATCAAGATCGCCGAGTATCAGCTCGGAGAGAACAACGCCGTCACCTATGCAAACAAGCAGACGATCGGCGACGCGATGGGCGTCAACATGGAGCTCCGCTTCGCGGAGGCCAGACTCTACGCCGAGGGCCGTCTGGCCGAGTACGTCCGGGAGATCACCGGCGGGACGCTGTCCATCGCTGAGAAGTACATCCCGGACGCTGCTCAGAAGATCCTCTTCGGCGCCAGGGATAAGTCGCGCACCGTAAACGCGAAATCGGTCGCGGGCCTCGTCGTGGGATCGGATGACAGCGGGAAGTATGTCGGCGTCGCCGGATATGCTACGGACATGGTCGACACCGTGAAGAAGTATTACTGCTTCCACTTCAGGAAGGCGAAATTCGGCCGCCCGTCCATGGCCTTCCAGACGAAGGGCGAGAGCATCCAGTTCGCCACGCCGACCACGACCGGCGAGCTGATGGCGGACGACACGGAGACTCACGACATCGTCGAGGACGCGACTGTTGACACTGAAGCCGAGGCCAAGGCCTGGGTCGACGCGGTGCTCACATGAGCGACGTCCGGATGAGAGAGATCCCGTACGAGTTCGACGGGAGGGAGTACCGGCTCCGCTGCAACATGAACGTGCTCGCCGACATCCAGGAGCTGCACGACGGGGAGTTCATGGAAGCGCTGGACGGGAAAAAGGCAATGAAAGGGCTTCTCGAGTTCCTCGCGGCCATGCTGAACGACTACGCCGACGAGCAGGGCTGGCCGGAACGCTTCACAGCGAAGCAGCTCGGCCGGAGGCTCCACAGGGAAGAGGTCCCGGGAGTCGAGATCATGGCCCTCGTGAGGGAAGCGGTCCTTCCGAGGAAAAGGGAAGAGGCCGACGCGGAGGACGAGGCAAAAACCGAAGAAACCGAGGGCAACGAGGGAAACTGAACAGCCGGGCGAGTCGTTCCATCGACTTCGCCCGGTATCTTTCCATATGGCTGTTTACTCTGAAAATGCCGGAGCCGCTTTTCTGGCGGACCATGAATCCGGCGAAGCTGACGGCGCTGTACGACTCGTATTTCAACGTCAGCGGGCCGGAGGTACATCCGGCCAGGCGGGAGGAAAAACCGCAGCAGAGCCTCAGAGATTACATGAGAGGAGGCTAATTTGTGGCGACAAGAAAGCTCGGAGCGAAAGTCGAACTCTCCGGCGAAAAAGAATATAAACAGGCCCTGACGGACCTGAACAACGGGAACCGCGTCCTCGCCTCGGAGATGAAGAAGCTCCAGGCAGAATACAAGGGGAACTCCGATTCTGTGGAGTTCCTCACGAAAAAAGGCGACATTCTGGACCGGCAGCTGTCCGGACAGAAGGAAAAGGTCGAAACACTGCGGCAGGCCCTCGAGAACGCGGCGAAGACATACGGCGAGGGATCGGCGCAGGCCATGAAATATCAGGCCAAGCTGAACGACGCAGAGGCGGCCCAGTATGAGCTCCAGCACGCGATCGAAGAGAACAACGAAGCGATCAAGAGCCAGGGCAGCGCATGGGACCAGATCGGCGGCATGATGGAAGAGATCGCCGGAAAGCTCGGCGTCAAGATCCCGGACGGAGCGAAGAAGGCCCTCTCCGGTATGCAGGGAATGTCCGCGGGCACCGTCGCGGCCATGACCGCGGCCGCTGCGGCGATCACGGCTCTCTATGAGGGCGTGAAGGCCCTGCACGAGATGACCGTGCAGTCTGCGGCCGACGTGGACGAGCTGATCACGAAAAGCATGACGACAGGGCTCTCGACGAAAACACTCCAGCAGCTGAAGTACTCGGAGAACCTGATCGACGTGTCTGTCGACACAATCTCCGGATCCCTGACCAAACTTACGCAGAACATGTCCGCAGCGGACGCCGGATCCGAGGCAATGGCCAAAAAGTTCGCGGACCTGGGCGTCTCGATCACAGACACATCGACCGGGCAGCTCCGGGACGCGGAGGAGGTCTTCTATGACATCATAGACGCGCTCGGAGGCATGGAGAACCAGACGGAGCGGGACGCCGCAGCGATGGGCGTCCTCGGAAAGTCCGCCCAGGAACTGAACCCGCTGATCCTCCAGGGGAGCGGCGCTCTCCAGGAACTGGCCAAAGAAGCGGAGGCTGCCGGCTACGTCCTCGACGAGAGTCAGATCGCGAAGCTCGGCGAGGTCGATGACTCCTATCAGCGCGTACAGCTGACAATGGAAGCCCTTCGGAAGCAGATGTCCGCGGACTTCGCTCCGGCCAGCAAAGAGGCGATGGACCTCTTCGCCGACGTGGTGAAGAAAGCAGGAAACGCCCTGGAACGCTCCGGGATCACAGAGAACCTGGCCGTCGTGATCAAGAGCATGTTGAGCATCATGAAGAGCGGAGCGGATCTCGTGGCGGGGATCCCGGGACTGAACAGCGCCCTCGGTGTGCTGCACGGCGCTCTGAACGGCGTCGCGCTGGTGATGGCCACGATCGCAGACACGGCGAACGTCGTGACCGGCCTGCTGACTCTGGACTTCGGAAAAGTGAAGCAGGGCCTCGGCATGGACGCGAAAAACGGGAATTATTCCAACCTCCAGCAGCTGAACGGAACCGCGAAGAACATGGAGGCCATCCGGAACGGGTACCGCGGGAACGGCGGGGAGGATATGTCCTCCTATGGCTACGACGCGGCCTCGGGCAGATACTACGACCTGAAAACAGGGAATTATATCTTCGGCCACAACGCCGGCGGGACGCAGAGCTGGAGAGGCGGCGCGACAGAGCTCGGCGAAGCAGGCCCGGAGATGGCGATCCTGCCGAGGGGGACGCAGATCCTCACGGCCCAGGAGACGGCCGGGATCGGCGGCGACACCTGGTACGTCACCATCGACGCGAAAAACGTCCGGGAATTTAACGACGTGGTACGCATGGCCAAGCACTCCCGCGTCCGGAAAAGAATGAAGGGGTGATACTGTGGCAACTGCGACAAGAGACTTCCGATTCACAAAAAGCGCATACACGAAAGAGGCCTGGCCGAACTCGGTATTCCGGACAAACACGTCGACAAACTACCTCCTGAGCGGAAATATCGATGCTTCGCCGAGGGAGGGCTGGTACTGGCTGTACTTCGGCGGGGCGACAGGATGGCCGTCCAGCTTGAAAAGGAACCGGATCATCTCGGCATCAATCAGAATATACGTCCAAACCGGACACGCGACTCTTGTCCTCAGAGGCGTCAAAGACTTCGATCCGGCGACGGTAACATACAATAACGACCCGGACGATATATACGCGTCCGCCTCAAACTCGGCCGCGGAGCTTGGCCTGAACGAGGGAGTCTGGTCGAATGTATGGATCAATCTCGGCGGGAATGACGAGTATTACAAGGCAGACTATGCTCTGAAGATGATCCAGAACGGCGCGTTCTCACTGAACGGACAATCATACGGGACATATTTAGGGCACCCGGCCTGGTATGCAAAGACGGTACTGTCGGACGGCAGCTGGCCGATCCTGCGCGTCACATACAGCACGACCGAATTTGTAACAAGCCAAGCGTCCATCGTGACAAGAATCCAGGGGACAATAAACACCAAAGTCGATCAGACCTGCACATGGAAGCTGATCAGGATGGACGAATATTCCTCGGCATCGAAGAAGTGGAAATGCTTCGACGACAAATTCACGCAGGCTTCGGCGAAATTCTTCTGGAAAGCCTCCGACGCGTCGACCTGGAACCAGATCGCCGTCTCAGGCTCCGGGATGTCTGTGACGGTCCCGGCGTACACCTTCCCGACCGGGAAGACGATCGAGTACTACGTCCAGGTAACGGATACCGACGGCACGACGACAAACTCGACGACACTGTCGTTCACGACCGCACCGACGCAGATCACACAGCAGAACTGCCCGACGAGCGGCTATAAGAACCCGCGGAACGTCATCCCGTTCTCCTGGTATATTTCCGACAAATACGGAAGTTATCCGCAAGCCTCGGCGTCTCTCTTCTGGAGAATCTCCGGCGCGGAGACGTGGAACGAGATCCAGGCCGGAACAGAACAGACTCTGATGGTGCCGGCGAACACCTTCCCGACGGCTTCGACGATCGAGTGGTACCTGTCCGGCGTGGACACGAGCGGGACAGCATCACAGACGCCGGTCTATTCCTTCTCGACGACAGCTGCGACGGCATACGCGACGGCGGTCAGCCCTTCCGGGAACGTGGAGGACGGCAGCGCCCCGATCACGTTCCGGTGGACCCTGACAAGCACGGACGGCCTGGCCATGAGCAAGATCTGCCTGTGGTGGAAGCTGCCGAGCGAGGACAATCAGCACTGGCACGTCATCAAAGAATCGACGGAGATCATCACGGAATGGACGGTCCCGGCCGGATACTTCGCAGCAGGCGAAACGGAGTGGCTTGTCCACGCATACAACATCGACGGGACCCGCGGGCCGGACAGCAAGGCGTCGTTCATCTGCGTCGCGGCTCCGGATCCGGTTCAGGGCCTCGCAGCGGAGCCGGTTCCTCTGACGACGATCAGCTGGCAGTCAGACGGCCAGGAAGCATACGAGATCACGATCGACGGGGAAGTCGTCAAGAAGGCCTACGGCGTCGGCGTGTACAGCTGGCAGGTGCCGGAACCTCTCGCAGACGGTGAGCACATCATATCCGTCCGGATCCAGGGGATGTACGGACTGTGGTCGCAGCCGGACGAGACGTCGATCTATATCGAAAACGCTCCGGAGACGGAGATCGAGCTCTCGGGTAAGTTTGACATCGACGCCGATCTGACCGTGACCGGGGATCCGGAGTCCGCGCCGGTGCTGCACTGGTACCGGGACGGAAAACGGATCGGAAAAACATCCGGGACCATGACGTTCCGAGACAGAATGGTACTCGGCGAGCATGAATACTTCGTCGAGATCTGGCACGAGAGCGGAAACTACAGCAGGTCGAACACTGTGATCGGATCGATGAACACGCAGGGACCGAAGATCGCCAGGCTCTCCGGCGGGGAGTGGATCGACATCGGGCTCAGCGAGAACAGCACAGACACGCAGGAATTCGAGTGGAACCAGACGGCGGCGTGGCTGCACGTCACGGGCTCGAGGCTCCCGATCCTGGAGACGTCAAAGTACGAGGACCGCTCCGGCTCCTACGACTGCGCGTTCATGAGCACGGAGGAGGCCAAGCGCTTCGAGAAGCTGAAGGGCCAGACGGTCGTGATCAAGAGCAGGAAGGAGAACGTGATCGTCGGAGCGCTGACCTCTCTGAACAAGCGCGTCCTGAAATTCTACACGGCGTACACGTTCACGATCCAGGCGATCGAGTGGGAGGATTTTGTGCAGCATGACGAGACAAATTGATTTTCGGTTCGCCATCGTCCGCGACGGTGCGGATTATGGCGAACTCCGTCCGGTCGACGGGAGTCCGCCGACTCTTCAGATGGACGACAGCGGAGCGATCAAGACGAGCTTGTCCGGAGAATTCCTCACGCCGGAGACAGATGTGAACTGGCTCCGGGATGAGATCCGGCCGGAGATCATCATCGACGGGATCGCGCACAACCTCGGCGTCTACCTTCCAGCGGCCGTGCGGGATCTGGAAGACGAGACGACGAAATACATCCAGGTCGAGGCGTACGATCGCTGCTGGAGGGTGAAGGACAATTACACGGAGAGCCTGATGCACATCGACAGCGGGACGAACTACATCCTCGCGATCGAGCAGCTGCTGACGGCCTGCGGGATCGGTCTGATCTCGGCCACGCCGACGTCGGCCACGCTGACGGAAGCGAGGGAGGACTGGAACATCGGGACGAGTTACCTCGACATCGTGAACCAGCTGCTCTCCGAGATCAATTATAATCCGCTTTGGTTCGACGCGAACGGCCTGGCCGTGCTGGAACCCGCCTCCGTGCCGACTGCGGCCAACATCGAGCACACGCTCGACGACACGGAGATCCAGAGCCTCGTCATCCCGGAACTGTCGAAAGAGCTGGACATTTACACGGCCCCGAATGTGATTATCTGCATATGCAGCAACGCGGACAAGAGCGGCCCGATGGTCGCAACGTCCGAGAACACAAACCCACAGAGCCCGCTGTCGATCGCCAGACGCGGACGCAGGATCGCCAAGGTCTATCAGGTGAGCAACATCGCCTCGGCCTCGGAGCTCCAGGCCTACGCGGACAGGATCCGAAACGAGACGATGATCACCGGCGAGACGATCCTCGCGAAGACGGGCCTGCTGCCGGGCTTCGGCGTGGACGACGTGACCGCGATCCGCTTCGGGGATCTTTTCGCAGTGTGCATCGAGCGGGCATACTCGATGGAACTCGCCCCGGGCGGGGTTATGAATCACACGCTCGAGAAGGTGGTGGTCAATCTTGGATGAAATCATCACGGAAGATCTCGACGACGAGATCGATGAAGAAGAACAGGAAGAGATCGTCCTCGCGACGGTGACGGATGTGTCTGCAAACGGCCTCCGGATCAGGCTCGACGGAGAAGAAGAGGCCGGCGAGAAATACTACAAAGCGAACGCCGGCCAGCGGTACGCGGTGAACGACAGAGTCAAAGTCGAGAAGAACTCCGGCACCTACATCGTCGAGTACGTCGTCGGAAAACCGGGAGCACGCTTCCCAATCCCTTCGGGAGGATCAGACGGCCAGGTCCTGACAAAAGACGGCGCGACGAACTACGCGGTCAAGTGGGCGACCGTGAAAGGAATACCAGCCGGAGGAACTGCCGGACAAGTGCTTGCAAAGAGCACGGCGGACAATTATGCCGTCGCATGGACAGATCCGCACGGCATTCCGACAGGCGGAACGGACGGCCAGGTCCTGACGAAAAACGGCGCAACGAATTATTCCGTCAAATGGGCGGATCAGGCTCGCGACATTCCGACAGGCGGATCAGACGGCCAGGTTCTGACGAAGAACGGCACAACGAACTATTCCGTCAAATGGGCCGATGCACCGCACGAGCTGCCGACAGGCGGAACGGACGGCCAGGTTCTGATAAAGAACGGCACAACGAACTATTCCGTCAAATGGGGAAGCGTGAGCGCGTCTGTCTCGAAGCTGGTAAACGGATACTACGAGCTCGAACTGTCATCGGGCGGAGTGGTCACAGGGAAGAATTCGACGTACAGCATCTCACTCGGCTCGAGCGGGATCCCAATCAACGGGTGCTACCTGAACGGGGCGATCAGGATCGGGGTAAACCAATACCAGTCAACGGTCGGATTCTTCGGAACAACGCCACAATCGAAAAAGACCGTCAGCACGTCGGGAAGCGACGGAGGCTTGTCGGCATTGATAACGGCCCTGAAAGGGTACGGCCTGATCGGATGACGAGGAGGAAAACATGAAATTAATCGAAATCGTGAACGCGAGGGACTCACTGCAAAAACTTGTCGGGCAGGATCTGCCGCTGCGGCTGGCGTACCGGCTGACACGTCTGACGGACGCGATCAACTTCCATCTGAATTTCTACGGATCCGAGCGGATGAAGCTCGGAGAGAATCCGAATCCGGAGCGCCTGGAGGAGCTGGAGAACATGGAGATCACGGACCTGCATCACGAGCGGCTGAAGCTCCCGATCCGGGACGGCCTCGTCCTGTCGGCCGCCGATGTGAAGATGCTCGAACCGTTCATCGAATTCTATGAGGAGGGAGAAACATGAGCGAAAACCCGAAAAACATCGTCAAGGTGAGCTTCGGCGGGGCGAGGGAAGCATACCTCGAGGAAGAAGAGGGCCTCGTCCAGTATGACTACGGCCAGTATCTGATCTTCGAGGACATCGAGCTCCCGGACAGCTACACGGTGCACTTCGGAAACGAAAAAGAGGACGGACTGTCGAAGCCGATGGTCGGAGACGCGAACGGCGTCGAGATCCCGCCGGAGTACATCGAGACCGGCCTGCCGGTCTGGGCCTGGGTATTCCTGCACGAGACAGAGCTCGACGGCGAGACCGAATACATCGTCAAGATCCCGGTCAAGCGCAGATCCCGGCCGACGAACTACGCCCCGACGCAGATCCAGCAGTCCGCGATCGATCAGGCGATCGCAGCGCTGAACGCCGGAGCGACAAGAGCCGCAGCGGCCGCGGAAGCTGCGGAAGAGTCAAAGACCGCGGCCAAGGCCTCCGAGGACGCGGCCAAGGAATCAGAAACGGCCGCGAAGGAATCGGAGGACAATGCCAAGGACTCGGAGACAGACGCCGCAGCGGCCGCCAAAACGGCCGAGAGCTACGCTCGCGGAGGCACCGGAACCCGCCAGGGCGAGGACACGGACAACGCTGCATACTACGCCGCCAGGGCGAAGAACCTCGTCGACGGTGCGGTCGATACCATAAACGACGCGAGGGACGCCGCGAAGACAGAAGTCCAGGACACCGGAACAGCTCAAAAGCAAGCCGTCACAGATGAAGGCGCTGCCCAGGTGCGGGCGGTCAGACAGGAAGGCCAGACGCAGACGGCAAACGCGAAGGACCAGGCGGACGCCGCGGGCAGATCCGCAGCAGCTGCGAAGACCTCAGAGGATAACGCCAAGGACTCGGAGACCGCGGCCAAAGACTCCGAGGACGCCGCCAAGGACTCAGAAACGGCCGCGAAGACCTCAGAGGACAATGCCAAGGACTCGGAGACGGCAGCGGCTCAGTCTGCCAAAGAGGCGAAGCAGGCGGCCGAGAGCGTGATCTCTCTGAACTTCACGGACTTCGACACCGGCACGACGTACGGCTACGGCCTCGGAATCAAAGGCGGTTATCCGGCTTTGAAAATATACACAAACACGGAGGGATAACAAATGGCAAACTCAGTCGAAGAAGTGATCAATCTCTTCCCGAACAAGGACCAGATGGAGCGCCTGATCGCGGCGATCGCCGGCCAGGGCAGCGCCCCGCAGCTCGACGCGACATACGCGGCCATGATGGACGGAACCAACACGACGAAGATCTTCCGGTCGTGGTGGCCTCTCAGTGCAGGGGATACGATCACGAAGTACGAGCGGCTCTGCCGCTTCGGCCGTATGCTGGCGGCCTCTGCTTCCGACAGGAAGTACACGCTGCGCTATTACAAGGACACCGTCTCCTCTTCGCCGGTGATGACGCCACTCGACGATCTGGCCGGGAAGAGCGCCGCGCAGCTCTGCACGGAGAACACAACGCCGGTGAAGGACTGGGCGGACGAAGATCAGATGACATGGTACGCCAGAGCGAACGCTCTGAGCCTGGCCGATGGTACGATGAACGTCCTCGCGGTCGAGGGCGTGGATCCGGACTTCGACATCTACGGCGAGACGGCCCCGGTGTACACCTTCTCGGCGGCTCTGTGGATCCGCAGATGGACCGAGGGCGACTATGAGTATAAGAGCTGGGCAACGGTGAACCACGGCGGGTACGCTCCGTACGCGGGCGACGTGGCCCCTGACAACAAAAAGCGGGATCTGACATGGAGACCGACCTTCCCGGGCGGCTACGACAGCCAGGGCCGCCTCGGCTCCGGTTATGGCCAGAAGCCATACAACAGGAAGAGCGGGACACAGGGCATCGCGTCCGCGAGAACCGTGACGCCATACGAGGGACTCTGGAACGACGCGGACACGATCTGGATCCTCGACATGTGGCAGCTCCGCCACTTCAACCTCGAGAACTCGGACATCTGCAACGGCTGCCAGAGCTACAACTTCCAGTACACCGTCGCAGCGGCCGAGAGCGGCGTGAAGCGCGTCCTCCTGACTGCGGCCCAGGCTGCGAACATCCAGGTCGGCTCGAATGTCTCTGTCGGATCTCATCCGAGCGGGACGAATAACGACCGAAACACCGCGGCAAACTTCGACCTCGCGGACAACGCGACCGTGATCAGCAAGGAGACCGTCACAGTCGACGGCACGGAGTACGTCGCCCTGAACCTGGACGTCGACGCGGATCTGGAGATCCCGGCGACGGCACTCGTCTCGACGGCTCCCTGGAGCGCCGGCAACACGGAGCAGCTGCCGGATCACAAGGACGGCGCCTGCCACAGCCTGACGGCCGGGCACAATCCTCTCCGCGTCCAGGGCGTCGAAGTGATGGACGGAGCATACACGATCGGCCTCGATCCGCTGTACAACGTCGTGAACTGGGACAGCACGGCAAAGCACGGGGATTATCTCGTCTACGAGTGCCGCGACAGCGAGAACCTCTCCGGAAGCATCACGGCGAACTATGAGGACACCGGGATCACATACGCCGGAATGGCCCAGGGCTGGAACTGGGTGAAGAAGTTCTTCAAGACCGCGAAGGCGATCCTCTTCCCGGAGACGGCCGGAGGAAGCTCGACGACCTACTACAAGAGCGGCTTCGGTGGCACGGCCTCCGCGGGGGTGCGGTGCCCGTGGCGGTTCGGGCATCGCAGCGACAGCTCG